CCTGACCATTTTGAATGTAGTGAGCCTCATCAATGATGATTAGTTCAGGATTAAATTGAGATATTAATGTTTCTTCTTTTGATTTTAATTCGTGGAAGTTCTTTAGTATATCATAATTAATTATCAGGAAATCATGTTCTAATGAAAAGTTTTTACCTTCAGCAATATAAACACTTCTGTCAGTATAGTTTGCAATTTCTCTTTGCCAATTTATTTTTAACGATGCAGGACATATAATCAAAACTCTTTTTGCTCCTGTTTCTAAAGCGGCAATAATTGTTGATGTGGTCTTACCTAATCCCATATCATCCGCTAAGATAAATCTTTTAGTACCTACCAATTTCTCAATAGATTCTTTCTGATGTGATAATGGGGGTCTATGTTCGTATTTAGAATAATCAATCTCAACTTTTTCAGTGGTGTGAGTTTTTATTATGGCACTTTTAGGTAACCAAAAGTCATGAAGTTGTTCAGATTCAAACACCTTACCCCAAATATGATAAGCCTTGTCTTTCTCAACCAATAATTTCTCAACCCATATTTTTTCAGGTATGGTTGTATATAGTTTTTCATCAGATATTTTTTTAGCAAAATAAGGGTCAAGGTCAACCCATTTTTTGGCGACTTTAGGATTAACACCTGAATAGTTTATAATATAATCTGATTGTGAGCGTGTAGGAACAAAGCTCTTATTCGTTAAGAACTTATTCTTTAAATTTATCAAAAAGTTATTTGACCCTTGATATTCTTCCAATATATTAAGAGCCTTTCTTTCAACAACTTCAAAATTACTTTTTATTTCGTTATTTTCCAAAACTAAAGTTTAATTATAAATAATAATCATAATTAGGATATTTATCAATATGTCAGAAAATAAAGTTCCAATAACAAGATTAGGTAAATTCTTTGGTGCTGAAGATTTTAATTTGGATATCTCTATGGGTGAAGAATGGTTACACGGAGATATGAATTTTACATTGGTATTATATAGAATTGACCGTAAAAAAACTGTCACAGATGATGTGTATGGTGAGACTGTTAGTGATGGTATCAAATTTTTACCTCCTATAGAATTTAAAGCATTTGTACAGGTTATGGCTCCTGAAAATAAAAATGTGGGTAATTCTAAAATAGAACAATTTGAACCTGGTAATATTAGAGTATCGGTTTATCAATCACATTTGGATGAATTAGGTATTGATATTGAATTTGGTGATTATATAGCTTATTACGAAACTGAAACACGAGTTAGATATTACACGGTTAATAATGATGGTCGTGTTGTTTCTGACAACAAACACACATATGGTGGTTATAAACCATTTTATAAAACTATTATTGCGTCTCCTGTTGGACCAAATGAATTTAACGGATTATAATTAAATGGCTTTACCAAAAAAAATAAAAAAAGACATTCCACTAACTGAACAAAAAACTCTTTTACCGAGAAGACAAGAGTTAGTAGATAAAATTAATAGAGATGGTACTTACCTTCCTAAATCAATTCTTCATGCAGATTTAGATGGTGGTATGTTAGAGTTTGTTAAGAACGATTTAAAAACTGTCGTCACTGGAAAAGTAATACCAATGATAGATATTTTAATTACAACTCAAAATTGGGCTCAATTCGCACAAACTTGGGATATTCAAAACATTGACAAAAATGTGGAACCCCCTTTTATTACTGTAGTTAGAGTACCCGAAGTTAAATACGGGACTAACCCATCAACCGTTTATAATATACCAAATAGAAAACAATTTTTTTACGCTCAGGTACCAACTTGGGATGGACAAAGAAACGGACTTGACATATATAAAATACCTCAACCTGTTCCCGTTGATATAACATTCCAAGTCAAAATAGTTTGTAACAGAATGAGGGAGTTAAATAAATTTAATCAAATTGTTATTGAGAAATTTGCCTCAAGACAGGCTTATACTAATATTAAAGGTCATTATATTCCTATAATAATGAACGGAATAACCGACGAATCTGTAAATGACATTGAGAAAAGAAAATATTATGTCCAAAGTTACGAATTCACAATGTTAGGATTTTTAATTGATGAAGACGAATTTGAAGTTTCTCCCGCAGTGTCAAGAGTGTTACAAGTCTTAGAGTTGGAACAAAATAAAAGTAAGAAAAGAAAAAAGGAAAATTCAAATCCTGACAATTTATCAACGGTTGCATTATTTGTGGTTGGTAATAATGTATTGAGTGAGTTATTCAATTACACCGTTGATATTAACATCGGAAATATTTCAAATGTTGAATCTTTTGATGTTTATATTAATGACGATTATTATGGTAGTGATTTAAGTTTAATACAAATTAACACTAACGATAGGTTACGAATTGAGATAACTAAAAATGATGACACAAAAGAAGCGACGATAGAGTTTAATAATAAATTACTTTAATTTTCACCGTAGATATCTTTAGACTCCTTACATTTTTCCATTATAAGTTTCTCAATAAATCTATAAATTTTAATCCCTCGTTTCTCACAATACTTTTTTAGAGTGTCATGAGCCTCTTTTGAAATCTTTAAATTCTTTATCTCTTTACCTTCATTTTCCATAGTAGAAAAAAGGCAGAATTTATTCTACCTAATTTATAAATACTTGCCACAAAGTAAAGTACTTTGGTTTTTTTCAGAATATTTATCAATAAAATAAAAATAAATAAATAAAAAACCAAAAAAATAATGGCGACAAACAGTAAAGTATTCGTATCACCTGGGGTTTAGTGTTGGTGTTACTACATTAGGTGTTGTAGGTGAAACTTTAAAAGGTCCAGCTTTTGAACCTATTTTTATCACTAATTTTGATGAGTTTACAACCTATTTCGGTGGAACATCACCTGAAAAATTTGTTAACACACAAATACCGAAATATGAAGCATCTTACATTGCTAAATCTTATTTACAACAATCTAACCAATTATTCGTTACAAGAGTGTTAGGATTATCGGGGTATGATGCGGGACCTTCTTGGTCAATATTAACTAAGGCAAATGTTGATAAATCAACAGTTGATTTCTTTTGTGAAAGTGCTACAACTATTGATTGTGTTACAGAATGTGTTGATTATAAAACAATTGATTTTGCAATTGATTTCTCAGGTTGTACTAATAGTACAGACACTATAACATTCTTAGACCCAACTCAAATTCCTGATGAGATATTAGTAAAATTAAATTTACCATATGAGAATTTTGATAACTCAACATCAACTTTAGATGCTGACATTAAACTTCAAATATTTAACATTTTAAATGAACCATCAACTGAGTTGAGTTCTATTAATTATTATGGTACAATACCTTATTCAGATTATTCAGGTTTAACTGCATTTACAGGTGAAACTAATGTATTTGATGTTGACGGTGTTGATTCATTAACCGCTGATTATACGGCACCTCAAAATGATTCTTGGTATTACGCATTATTTGATAATGTTGGTTCAGGAGCATATACAGGTTATTCGTTTTGGTCAATTGTTACTGATTTAACTTTAATACCTGTAACAACAACTACAACAATAGCACCTACAACAACTACAACAACAACTAATCCTTGTGTTACACCTGTACCTACAACAACAACTACAACAACAACTGCGGCACCTGTTAATTGTTACACGGGTACTTTAGTTGGTAGAATATATGTTTATTCAGGAACTGCTTACACTGATTATGATGATTTAGTTATTGCGACGATGCGTTCAAGAGGGCTAGCAACTTATGGTTCTAATGACAATGGAGCGGTTTATGAAGTTTCAGGTTTGACTGATGTTGAAATGGTTTGTACAGGAGGTTATTCTGGAGTTACTAAAAACCCATTCTCAACATTTGGTTTAAATGTAACTAAAATTGATGGTGAAACTCTATTCTTTGAAACTTCATTGTCAACATCTGATTCAAAGTACTTAACTAAAGTATTTGGTAAATCTAACTTTGGTAAAGATAAAGATTCAGTACCTGTATTTGTTGAGGAAAACTTCCCTAATCTATTAGTTTACGCTTATAGAAAAGGATATATTAGAGGTTTAAATTGTGAATTGGTTTCATTACCTGATGCTAGACAAGGTGTTGACCCAACATCAATAGCGTTCTATTTAGAAAAATATCAATCACCGACATCTCCTTGGGTTGTGTCTGAATTGAGAGGTTCTAAAGTTTATGATTTATTTAAATTTACAACTATTTCTGATGGGGACTCTGCTAACACTGAGGTTAAAATTTCAATAGCTAACATCTCATTTAATAATGGAACATTTGATGTATTGATTAGAGATTATTTTGATACTGATAATAATCCTGTTGTAATTGAAAAATTCACTAATTGTAATATGAACCCAAGTGACAACAATTATATAGCTAAAAAAATAGGAACGTCTGATGGTGAGTACCAATTGAACTCTAAATATGTTATGGTAGAACTTAATGAGGACGCCCCGATTGATGCTTTACCTTGTGGGTTTAAAGGTTTCTCTACAAGAGAATATGCGGGGGCTCGTTCACCATTTAGTTTAATTAAAAATAAATACGACTATCCTGGTGAAGTGGTGTTTGACCCACCATTTGGTTTATCCACAGGTGCAAATGCGGTAACTACAAGTCCTGGTGATAATATTAGAAGAACTTACTTAGGTATTTCTGATACTATTGGTATTGATTCTGACATTTATTCATACAAAGGTAAACAATTACCAAATAATATATGTGACGCTGTAACAGGAGCTGATTGGGCTTATATGACGAGAGGTTTCCATATGGATAAAAATGCTAGCGGTATTACAATACCAAATACATTTGTAACAAGTGGTACACCAGCGTTTATTTGTGGTGACGCAGAATTTACATCGGACCCTGATAATGAATCTAATCCATATTACAGATTATTTGCTAGAAAATTCACATTATTAGCTCAAGGTGGTTTTGATGGATGGGATATATATAGAGAATACAGAACTAATGGTGATAGATTTGTTTTAGGTAGAAGTGGATACTTGAAGGGTTCTTGTCCAACACTTAAATACCCTACGGCAACAGGATGGGGAGCATTCAAACAAATAACAGTTGGTGATAATAATGTTGATTATGCAAATACTGACTACTACGCTTACTTATTAGGTATCCAAACTTTCTCTAATCCTGAAGCGGTTAATATAAATGTATTTGTAACACCAGGAATTGACTATGTGAATAATTCTGATTTGGTTGGAAGTGCTATTGAGATGATTGAGTTTGATAGAGCGGATTCAGTTTACATCACAACAACACCTGATTACAATATGTTTACACCTTCGTTAGGTGACCCTACTGATTTAATTTACCCTCAAGAAGCGGTTGATAATTTGGAGACGGCTGGTTTAGATTCTAACTACACGGCAACTTATTACCCTTGGATTTTGGTTAGAGATACTGTTAATAATACACAAATCTACTTACCACCAACAGGTGAGGTAACTAAAAACTTAGCGTTGACAGATAACATCGCATTCCCTTGGTTCGCTGCGGCGGGTTACACTCGTGGTATTGTTAGTTCAATTAAGGCTCGTAAGAAGTTAACTCAAGAAGATAGAGATACTCTTTACAAAGGTAGAATTAACCCAATCGCAACTTTCTCAGATGTTGGTACAGTTATTTGGGGTAATAAAACACTTCAAATCAGAGAGTCGGCATTAGATAGAATTAATGTAAGAAGATTGTTACTACAAGCTCGTAAGTTGATTTCAGCAGTTTCAGTAAGATTGTTGTTTGAACAAAACGACCAAAAAGTAAGACAAGATTTCTTAAATGCGGTGAACCCAATCTTAGATGGTATCAGAAGAGATAGAGGTCTTTACGACTTCCGTGTAACAGTATCATCAGATGCGGCTGATTTAGATAGAAACCAAATGACAGGTAAAATCTACATCAAACCAACCAAATCGTTAGAGTTTATAGATATAACATTCTATATAACACCAACGGGGGCTTCGTTTGAGAATATCTAAAATAAGAAATAAGATAAGCCGACATTTTTTTAAGTGTCGGCTTATTTATATATAAAAGAAAACAAATGAGAAAAAGAAAAATTTTTGAAGGTTTTGATGAGGAGGGAACTCCTGATATGAAGTATTATGCTTTTGATTGGGACGATAATATTTTAGAAATGCCAACCAAAATTATTTTAAAA